TCATAATAAGCTTGATAGCTTCCTAAATGCTAGCTCTACAAAATTTAGGCGTTGAAGAGCGAACAGCTTCGATACCTTGAATCTTAAGTTGCGGTTCATTATACTGAACGCCCTCAATGTTCCAGGCGTTTAGAATGTACATCTTTTTACCGCGCCAGATGCCCTTGTCGGCGATTGTCTCGCGCTTCATAAACATCTTTTGCTGGTAGGACTGGGTGTACTCGGCCAGCTCCTCGTATGCTCGGTTGATCATCGGCTGCAGCTTCTTCTCGCAGAAGGTATCCAGCGCGGTGATCTTACGCTGCATGTCGTCGACAGCGAGGATGTTCACGAGCGGCTCGAGGTTGACGTAGATCGAGTCGGTGTCGGACGCTATGATGTAGTCCACCTTCTCGGTCTTCAGCAGGCGGTTCAGGTACTCGTTCATCTTGCGTTCAATCCAGCGGATCGACAACTGACCAGACATAGTGATAGCTTCGGCCAGATCAAAGTTGAACCAACGGAAGTATTCGTTACCCAAAGCGCCGTAAGCCGAGTTTAGCTGAATCTTTTTAGCCAACTGAAGGTTATGATACTTTGCGATATCGTTACCGATCAACCTACGCTCTTCAGTCTTATCCTTTGGGGTGTTCTCGAGAAGCTGCTTTGCTTCAAGCATCTTCTTCTTATAATCAACCCGGTCATTGTACATCTTTTCCATAAGCGCCGGCAAGAAACCTTGCTTGTCCTTACGGAACTTGACGCCATTGGCCGCCACCGCGTGTTCGCCTTCAATCACTGCGTAACCCTCAATGATCGATTCAATGTTAGGAAAATATTGTTCCTTACCAACCATCATCTCTGGGCTGATGTTATACTGCATAATCAGATGAGGATACAGGCTGTTCAAGTCAAAGGAAACAACCCACTTGCTCATACCAATCTTAGGCTCCTTAACGTAGCCGCCAACTAGAGTTTCGTAGTTTGAAGCCTTCTTAAACTGATGAATGACAATGTTGCGGTCAAGCAGATAGTTATGAATGATAACGTCCCAAGGGCGAACAGTTGTCATAGTGTCAGAATAGTTGACCTTGGCGTCATAGGCGAACGCAATCACCTGATCAATAAACTTGAGCTTCTCCTCAAGCATATCAATCAGCGTAACGTCGTGAATGTTATAATCATAGAACTTTTGAGGGTTCTTGACATAAAGATCGTTCAGCGAGCCATATTCGGAATAGTCAAGCTTCTTGACGCCCAGTTCCTTTTCGGCAATGTTGTCAAGCTTGTAGCTTTCCTGCATTTCAAACTTGAACTTCTTATAGAGGTTCAGATAGTCAAGGACATTGATACCGGCGGGGGTGAAGGTCTGGTTCTCACGCCCGCGAATCTCAATCTTACGTTCCTCTAGGATACCCCAAGGGGAAAGCTTCTTAGCTTCTTGAGAACCCAGCACAGCGTTGATGCGATTCACGAGATAGGGAATGTCGAAGAACTCAATGTTCCAGCCAGTGACGATATCTGGGCTGTAACGGCCAGACTGCCAAATCTTTAGGAAATTTTGCAGTAGATGCCACTCATCCTTACAACGGATATAGTGAACGTTATCGGCTGGTTTATAATCCTTCATACCCAGCAACACCTTCTCGCCCTTGCGGCTGAGGGTGATAGCTGTTACTTCCTTGTCTGCCTTTTCAATGTCGGGAAACCCGTCGGAAGAATCAGTTTCAATGTCGATACCGATGATGTTGATCTGCGACGTATCATACTGCATATCGCCGTGAAACTTATCGTACAGGAACAGGTATTGGAAATTTGTAAGACCATAGATGTCGTAGTTAGCGACTTCCTCGTAACGCTTCAAAAAGTCGCGCGCATCAGAGATTGAATCAAAATCAATCCTGCTGACTAGCTTACCGGAAAGGGTTTTGTATTTGGTATTGGTTTTGTTATCCGAGGGAACAAAGAGGTAAGGCTTGTAGCTGACTACGTCCTGAAAGCGACGATCGTCCTTATAGCCACGAACATAGACCTTGTTCCCTCGGGAAAAAACATTGGTGTAGAAAAACAATCGCTGCCTCCGTCATACATCATTACATTATACTACGGCGGCAGGAAAAAGTCAAGCGAATATGTGCAGAGCCTCTTGATAGTGAGCCTGACGATCCGCAAGACCGATAGTGCCGCCGTTGATTCTCTTAGTCGCCATAACAACATCGTGTCTATCGGCGATTTCATTCAACCCGTGAGTCGCCCAGAACCAAGCAGCCGACATAGCGGCGCCTTCTGGTGTTGAAAGATAATGGACCGCATCCTCAACGCTAATGTTCATATCGTGAGCAAAGTGCGCGTAGTTGTCGTGTCCTGTTAGTTGGATAAGTCCGCGACCGCGATAACGATAACCGTCGCCGCTAGACTCAGGACCGTTACCCATTCTATTAGCGTACACTCTATTAGCAATCTTTTCAGGGTTTTTAGCATAGGCATTCGGATCAACATCCCTAAAATAGCGTGGGAACACTACAGGGAGGCGATCAGCTCTGTAGTTTAGATTCTCTTCAACGTGCATAAGACCACCGGACTCATGACCAACCTGAGCCATGAACATAGCGATTCTAGCTTGGTTGTTGATCTGAAAGTGTTCTAGTGCTTGGTTGAGGGGTTCTACGTATTGATCAATCACGCGCGCGGGCGTATGACTGAAAAACCGAACCAGTTGTTCTCTTGTAACAAGCATATAGATCTCCTAATGAAATAAGGGGAGCCGAAGCTCCCCCTACTTATACATTAGTGACCCACTGGGCCATCCTTCAAGTTCTTTGCCATTACGGCAACATCATAACGAGATAGACCCATATCCCTAAGTTCTCTGTCAGAGAGCCTGTTTAGGTCCCCCATTTCCTTGCGAAAACGGAATGTGTTCTTGACCCATTGGCTTGCTCTCGCAGCTCTTAGGGCAAATGGATTAAGATGCATTAGATTATTCTGCCAGGAATTGCTTCTTGTCAGCCTTCTTTGTTTGTTGTACGACATCAGCTTCATCAGTGATGTCGATCTTCTTGGGCTTCTTTTCTTCTGGGATAATATGCTCAAGCCAAACCTTCAGCATACCGTTAATCAGTTGAGCGTTGTTGATCTCAACGTTATCGGCGAGAGTGAATTGGCGAGTGAAGGCGCGATTAGCGATTCCCTTGTGGAGGAATGCATTTGTATCGGTGCCATCATCTGTAGTAGTACCCTTGATAACAAGCTTGTTATCTTCGAGAGTAAGCTCAATGTCTTGCTTGGCAAAACCAGCAACAGCCATCTCAATGACGTACTTGTTTTCGTCAGTCTTCTTCAGATTGAATGGAGGGTATGCTTGCGCCGCGTTGTTAGCGAGCCATTCCGCATTTTCACGGAGAGTCTTGGCAACCTTATCAGCTCCAACAAAGAAGCGATCAAAGTTGCTAGTGTCCAGGTTGTATGTCTTCCAAAGTGTCATAGTCGTTCTCCTTATAAAGCGAGATTGAGTTTTGGCGTCCCCGAAGGCAACGCACAGTTATATTTAGTGTCCTTGATAGGAAAATCAAGGGTTCAGTGAAACATTTTTCTCATACGTTCCTTTGAGGTGACGTAGATAGACATTGTTTCACTATCAAGAAGGTATACGGGGGAGAGGTCGTTCTCCCTGAACACCTTACCAGATTCCAAAGCATAAATAAATGAGTTGTTCTTTTCCTCTTCGGCAAAAGCTTCTGCAGCCTCTCGAATGACTCTTTCCGGAACAACTTGCAATGATAAGAGGGATAACGTCATATTCTTACCTAACAGGTGGTGAATGAAATGTTCGGATTAAGCAAGATAACCGTATACGTATTTATCGCTCTCTTTTCTCTAGGAACGATAACCACAACGTATTACGTCTGGAAAAGAAACATACAGCGCGAAGCTTTGCTAGAGTTTAACAGGGCGCAGATGGAACAAAACGCCAAGGATCAAGCCGAGTTTATGCGCCAGCAACAAGAGATTTCAGAACGTCAGGCGGCAGCTGCTCGGGCATTAGCTGAACAGAATGAAGCTCTCAACAGAAGAATGAGCGGCATAGATCGTTATCTAAACTCATCGCAAGCTCAGGATAGACCCGCCTCTGAGGTTCTGAAGCAAACGATTGATCGCCTAAGAAATGGGACAGTGCAATGAGAAAGTTTCTTTTGATACCATTGCTGTTCGTAGCAGCTTGTAGCAGCGAACCAGTTGTTGTTAGATCAACTCAGCACGTTGTAGTTATGCCCGAGGAAGTTATGTTCAACTGCCCAGTGGTTGATACGCTACCAGAAACCAAAAGGCTGACAGATGTACAGGTTGCTAGGCTGATCGTTCAACTATACCAAAACAACACCGTTTGTAAGAACAGTATGATGACGTTAAGGCAGTTCCTAGAACAAGCTAGAGCAACAACGGCAGCCCAGCAACCCGCAGAAGAAGCTAAGAACTAACGGCAAACGCGCCTGTAAACTGGGCGACCGTAATGATCCCTATGAGAAAATACGTCGCGACAAACAACGCGATGGTGATGGTTGTGGTAGTACGGAGTAGGGTGTACATATGCCGGTCCCGAAGAAACGTAACAACCAGATAAACCCAAAGCCATAAGGCTGAGTAGAAATACCTTCTTCATCAGCCTCTATGACCCGAGTCTTCTTCAATCAGAGGCTTGCCAACCATATTGATTGAAGTGTTAGAAATCTTCCGAGCAAAGTCAACCGCATCGTTAAAGAACGTGAAACGCTTGGTACGTTCGACCAGCATACCGAAGTTCTGAGAACCACGATCGTTGTTAACTTCCATATAGGTGCACTTGTACTTGACCATCTGCTTTCTCCTCTTACATTCTATATAGGTTATTATAGCCTATTTTCTAGGAAAAGTCAAGAAAAATATCAGCGCCGCATACTGGCCGAGTCTTTAGCAGACTCCTTGGTGAAGACAGGCTGAAGGCAGCTCTTGTGCATAACAGCAATCCCAATCAACTTATCGCCAGTGTACTTTTGCTCTTCCTTCTTAGCACCAGTATGTCCAGCCGTAGCAAATGAACCTTCAGACAGCTTCTCCACAGGAGCAGAGAACAGCTTACGCAGCTTCTGCTTCTTCTGGGGCTGGAGTTGGGAAGAATGTACGCCGTTACGCTTCAGCCAAGCTTCGTGCTCCATACGGGCTTGCTCCTGCTTAGCAGAAGGCTTGCGCTTGTTTGAACCGTGATTATTGAAATGGGGGCCAAGAAGCTGCATATCGTTATCCTCAGGTAAAGTAGCCGCGCTGGGCGCAGACAGGACGAATCATACGCGTGCCGCGAGGAAGCTCAGCCCGATGTTGGCGAGCAAACTGTTGGCATTGTTCTACGGAGCGAAGGTTGGGGATTTCAATTTCGACAGGATTACCAGAACCAACAACCAAAGCAAACGTAAGAACGTATGCAAACATTAGTCGTACTCCTTCTTGCTGCCTTCTTTCTCGTTGTCTTCGAAACCAGCCATATATTCGTCTACTTCTTCTTCCGTAAGATCGGTAATTCGAACACCGTTGTATGTGCCTTCGGGATACCAATGCGGAGAGGGTCCGCGACAATAGTAACTATCAGCCGAACCACGATCGTAAAGGCTACCGTGGCGATTACGCTGGAACTGCGGTTTCGTCATAGCTTTCCCTTTCAATAAAAGGAACCAGGTTCGATATCAGTAGCTTCTTCGGTATCGGGCTTGATAACACGGATAGAAGACAAGAGCTCTTGCACATCTTCGTCCGGGCAGTAGCGCATCAATGCACCTTCGAGCCAGCCAATGTACCTCGCGTATCCCCTAGAACGTTCGTTTATTTCTGGGGTTTCTAAGATAGCAGCAAAGACGCTGTCGAACAAAGACATAGCCGCGTCAGCATTCTTCGGACTCATCACGCAATCTCCTTCAGATTGTCGACAATATCATTTTCCGTGGAGAAAGGCAACCCCCACTTATAGCAGTAAAGCCCAACATCATCACCGCAATCCATAGCAGCCATATCCCACCGAATGGCGGTGCCACGCGTGATGTTGTTATCAGTCATCAGACTCTTGATGTGGTTATCCCACTGTTCATAAGACAACAAAGCTCGAGCTTGTTCGCGCTTTTCGTTTTCCTCGAGTTCGGCGCAGAGCCGATCCCACTCCTTCTGCTTCATCGCAGGAGACATAGCGCGCCAGATTACCAGATAATCCCTGGGGCGGTACCCATAGACATCCTTATGCAAATCAGAGATCAGCAGGTCATCGTAAGTGTATTCCATAACTTTCTCTCCTCTTTATAAGTTGATTATACTATGGGTTGGTGGGAAAGTCAACAACTATTTTATTAGATCCGAAGCTCCTTCAGGCTCTTGATTTCGGCACGAGCCTTAGCGATCGCGCGGTCGTTGGCGGCGGCGGTGTCATCGCGCAGCAGTTCTTCGAGCATCCGAACCTGCTTCTTACTAAGATTAAGAACCTGAGGCAGCTGGGAGATGATGCTACCGAGGTAGCCGGTGGTGTACGCGTAGCTGTCGTTGTTTTCGGCCAACAGAGCTTCGCGGAGGCGGTCAACTTCGGTTGATACGGTCATCTGTCTTTCTCCTTTTTCGTGTTGCTGGTTATTCCGCCGCCGCAGAGGCTTGAACCAGGTCGAAGGCCACATCCTCCAGCGCCGAAGCGGTATCGGCCAGGTCCCCCAACAGCTCCACCGGCACCGCCGGGATATCCACCAGCTTCAGACCCAGCTCATCCAGCTTGGTCAGAACCTTGAAGATCTTCCGGGCGGCGGTCTTTTCGGCTTCGGTCATCTTTGAGTCCCTTTCGTTCATCGTAAGGGTAGTATACCCCCACCCCCCGAAAAAGTAAAGGATTATTTTCAAAAATAAAACTGAACGAAAACAAGGGGTTAGCCGAACGAACCAGCTAACCCCTTGTAATTACAAGAAAAGATTTTTTCCGCCAACGATATCAATGACTTAGACGACGCTAGGCTCTATGCCCCTCTGGAGAACCTGAATGGTGTGTTTTTCGGCGCCATAAAACGATAAAATGGTGGTTAGAGTGTCCTCGGGATCGCAAACCCCACACATAAACACGTCTAAAGCCGCGTAGCCTTTCTCTGGCCAAGTATGCACAGAAATATGGCTTTCTGATAGGATAACAACGCCTGTGTAGCCAAACCCAGAACCAAAATGGTGCCAACGTTCAGAAAGAACTGTGGCACCAGCGTCCTTAGCTGACCGAACAAGAGCAGCAGCTGCCTCATCCATATTCCAATATGGCAAAGATCCGGGTTTACCCCAGATCTCAAGAATCATATGCCGCCCCAGCGGTGGTACGTTGTTCATCCCATAAGAATCCTATAACAATGTTAAGAGTGGGATTATTTAGTGATGGCGGAGCGGCTGGGAATCGAACCCAGTCTACCCTTGCGGGTAGTACAGATTAGCAGTCTGCTGTATTACCACCCTACCCCCGCTCCTTAAGCTGGCGCTTCGTAGGAGAATCGAACTCCTGCTATCCGCTGGACAGGCGGACGTCCTACCATTAAACGAACGAAGCAAAGGCGCATACGGGTATCGATCCCGTCCTATCGGATTGAAAATCCGAGGTTCTACCAATAAACTAATGCGCCGGAAAATGGTGGAGGACCGGGGAATCGAACCCCGAACTTCGCCGTGCAAAGGCGACGTGTTCCCGTTAGCACTAGTCCCCCGTGGGGTGATAGATGGGTTTCGATCCCACTGCCTCCGGGATCACAATCCGGCGCTCTCCCAAGTGAGCTACTATCACCACAAAATGGTGCGTCAGGAGGGACTTGAACCCCCACACCTTACGGCACTAGATCCTAAGTCTAGCGTGTCTGCCATTTCACCACTGACGCATAAAACTGGCGTTGCATAAGAGAGTCGAACTCCTAACCTTCGGTTTCGTAGACCGATGCTCTAATCCAGTTGAGCTAATGCAACAAAATCATTCTAGAATCTGTATAATACACCAAAGTTTAAGTTCTTTGTCCCATCCAATCCTAGCAAACTTATCATCAATAATTCGATCATTGATACGAATGCCGCGACCAGATATAGCACGCCTACCTTCATTCTTAGAGTTGGCATACTTTGCCTGAATCAACAAGTCAGTCAGATCATAACCCCACCCTCTCAACATTTCAAACTGAGTTTGTGTAATCTTCTCTTTGTGAAAAGTTAAGAACGAAGCATTATCTATACGATCTACTTGCATATCATCACCTATATAATGCCCGACCTAGACTCGAACTAGGACACCCAGAACCAAAATCTGGCGTTCTACCATTAAACTATCAGGCATCAATCATTAAAGAAATCTTCAGGATTGAAAGCTTTGTCATCAATCCAAACATCATAAGATGGCTTACCAAGGCTCAATGTGGTATATTTACATCCCCACCAATTCAACTGCGCCTCAGTAAAATCCTTCCAATCAATACCAGACGAAGATCCTCGAGCAGTCCAGTAATGGATTTCGTGACCCTCATCAAACATCTTATTCAACTGATGGATTCTACTCATATAAGGTTTTGATTTCTTATAATCGTGAGAAGGATCCATCGTGCAGATAGTGCCATCAATATCAACAATGTATTTCATCGTAAATCCTTAATGGTGCCACCTCTCTGAATCGAACAGAGTCCCCACGCTCTTCAGGCGTATGTACGCACCAGCTATACCAAGGTGGCGGAAATGGTAGGAGGTGACGGGATCGAACCGCCGACAATCACGGTGTAAACGTGGCGCTCTACCAGCTGAGCTAACCTCCCATAATGGTCTGAGAGACAGGATTTGAACCTGCAACCCCCGCGTCCCAAACGCGGTGCTCTACCGTTGAACTACTCTCAGTCAAACATTCTTAGTCGCATCATCAATTTCTCTAATACGACTCTTAAAATAATTCACTATAATACCGTGAGCCAAATTTCCTAGCTTTAGCTGCATTGTTTGGTTATCTAGAACGTTGATAACCTCGTCGTTAAAAGCAGCCTTCTTAAGCATTTCGGAAGAGTAGCTCATCATCATCCCTCATTCAATAGAGTAACTATACGTCGTATTTGTAGTTTAGTCAAGTAAAAAAATGGAGGAAAGGGTGGGATTCGAACCCACGGT